ATTTTTTTTCTATTTTGGCTGAAATCATATCTGCCATTACTTCTGGATTTATTAAATCTGCAATTTTTGTTGTTGCCATATTATCACCTTCCTATTATTTTAATTGATCATACAGTTCTTTATTAGAATTGAATAAATCTACTCTTTCTTTATAAGTCATCTTATTAAATTGTTCTTTTGTTATTGCTCCATCGCCAACTCTTGGATGATTACCTGTTCCACCAGTATTACCTGGTGCTGGATTTGATGTTTTAAATACTCCAGGCTCATTTTCTTGAAGTTGCTTCATAAAATCATCTGCTCCTAAAAAAGCATCATTTTCCAATTTAAATTTTTTCTCTTTAAATTGGTTTAAAACTGCATTTCTTACTAAATTTGAAGAGAATTCATATTTATCTAAAAACTTATCAGCTTTATGATCATATTCCTGTTGAGCTATTTTGTCATTTAATGCTGTTGTATCTGTTTCGTATTTTGTTTTCCAATCCTCAGCACTCTTTTTAATACCTTCTATATCCATATCCTTATAAGATTGTATTGTTGTGTTAGCATCATCTAATAGTTGCTTTGTATCTTCATATTTAGTTTTGTAAGCATCTCTATCTGTCTTGTGTTTTTCTATATCTTTTCCATTCTCTGCCATGATTTTATTTATAACTTCATCTTCTAGCCCTAATTCTTTCAGAAAATCTCTTTTCATGTTTTACCTCCAAATTACGTTTTTTACGAGTTTACATCTCATATTCTTTAGTAAATAGTTTATTCTTTTACGCCTGCAAACTATAAAAAGGCATAAAAATAAGGCTTTACAGCCATTCGTGTCTTTTCTTATATTTCTTATAGTATTTTTTATAATATGATGAATTCTCTCCCAGTGTTGCTAAATTAAATAAGATGCCTGGACTTGTAATTAAACCCAATCTTACTAATATTCTATATAATAAATTCTTCATATTTTTTCACTTATTTAATCTCCTTTCAGCGCTTTCGGAGTATAAAAATAAGCCCTTTCGGACTTTTTGTTTAGCAGCTGTTTCTGCATCTTATATATTTTGGTTTTCTATTTATTACTTGAGGATTTAATTTATAAAGCACTGCGTTCCTATGTTCTTTATGCTTTATTAAATTAACTTTTCTAGGACTACTATACCATGTTATTAAACTTTCAAATATTTTATCTAACATATTTCTAATGTTACTCACTATATCAGCTATGGCTTTTCTAAGAGTATCTCTTATAGCTTCCATTTGTTGTTCGCCCATAGTATTTCACCTCCTTATTTTCTTCTATTTCTTTTCCATTTTAGTTTTTTACTTGTTCCTTGGATTCTTCTTACATAATCGCTAAAACTTTCTCTATTCCAATATGCTGGTAACATTTTATCCCTCCTTGTTAACATCATTTAGTTAATGCTTCGAAAAGAGCATCGTAATCTATTAAGTCTTTATCATATTGTGCGTTCATTGATTCCTTAAGTTGTTCTTCTATTGATTTTTCAGATTCTATTTCTTTCTTTTCATGCTCTTTTTTATATGCCTCTATTCTTCTTTTACGATTGTTTTCAAAAATCCAATCTATATTTTCTTCAAAATTACTTTTGACCTTTTGTTTCATATTTTACCCCTCTATTTTAACTATTTTCCCATTTTTTAATGTGTATCCTTTTTTACCTGAGTTTCTAAAATCATATATTTTATAAGCTTCTTGATAAACTTCTTCACATATACCGAGTTTAATAGCTAAATTTTTTATTACTAAGGCATGATCTTCACAATAAGAACTCATATCTTTATTATTTTGTTCATAATAAAATTTATCTGCTTTCTTTTGTGTTTTAGCCATTTCTTGAGCGAATATATTTATAACTTCTTGTCTATCCATTTTTACCATCCCCTTTATTCAGCAAACATCCAATCTTCTGCTAACATATCAGTTTGACTTGCTAACCACGGAACAAATTTCCCATCTGCTGTTTTCATTCCTATCCAAGGTGATAAAAATAAACTATCTTTATGCACTTCTCCATCTACTTTATATTGATAAGAATTTACATGAGCTAAATACATTCCTTTGCCATTCCAACCTTGTCTACACACTTTTAATCCACGTTTTAAGTATTTTATAGCTTCACTAAAACCGAAAGTAGGAGTTCCACCTAATAAAGTACAGTTTTTATTGTCAGCAATTACCCATTCATCAGATAAAACATTGCCTAGAGTATATTCAACTCTTTGTGTTTCTCTTATGTCTAATATAGGGCCTTGTCCTTTATCTGCATCTTTTGGTCTACAGTGCATCATAATAGTTTGCTTAGTGTTATCCCAACACCAATAACCACCCCATGAAGGTAGTTTGACTTTGTTCCCTTTTTTCATTTCTTCTAATGCTTGTTTAAAATTCATTTCTTAACCTCCCATGTTTTAAACCATTTATCTAATTTAGGATTTGCCTCTCCATTGGACCAGTCTTTTAGTTCTTTTGCTATATCTTCTAAATCATCTTCTATAACTGGTAATAGTGTACACCTACCTAATATGTGGTCTAAAGGTACTTTATTTTTATCGAATTTCTTTCCGTTTCGTTCTTTACATAAATCGCATACATTATCGTCTGTTCCGCTTAGCCATTCAACTTTTTCTACAAATGGATTATGCTTAGCACTTTGCCTTGTTGCTTCTTGGTATGCATGATTTATATATGTATTTGCTAGTCTATAACTATTAAATTCAATCTTATTTTTACTCTTAGGATGAATAGTAAATTTATCGTATTCTTTTTTATAATCTGGATTAACATAAGCTTCTAAGTCTTTTGCTATTTCTTTACTACCTTTCCCACTAATAAATCCATCTGTAAGTATATCGTTTATTGTCTTTACAGTCTTTTTATGGTTGCTCCAAAGTCTGTCAGAAAGTTTTATATTGTCTCCATACATTTTGCCTGTAATAACATTGTCTAAGACTTGCTTGTTTACTTTTATAAACATATCTTCAAAGCTACTAGAAAGAGGTTTATATAAATCACTATAAAACTCTGCTTGGCTTTGTGTATAGCCTTCTACGGTATTTGTAATAGCCTTTTCAATATCTTTATTAAGCTTTTTATTTAGTTTCTTATATTCTCTTTCCAAGTACTTAGCAGTTTGCCTTAGATAGTCATATGTCATCGTATCTGGATTAACTAGAGCCAATCTTTTAATTAGATTATTTGCTACTCTCTTATATGCTTTTTTTATTTCTCTAGTCATCTCTTTTTCAGTTTTATTCTTTTGTTTAAAAAAATTATTCAACTGGATCACTCATTCCTGATACATAACTTTCTTCTAGCATTTCTCGTTCTAATGCTATTTGTTTTATTTCGGCATCGGCCACATCATCGGTAACACCTTGCCATTTCTTGATGAATGTTTTTCTAGACATAGCCTGTGCGTTTACCTGTTGCAAGTCTAATGCCTTTTCTTCATCTTCATCTTCTTGTAAAGGATAGTTATTTTCTACTGTAACAGTATAATCAAGCTGCGGTAATTTCTCTATTTGATATACTTCTGTAATTTCAAGTATTGCTCTTATTAGCCATTCTAAAGCAGGTCGCCATGCCATCATTTTTTCTTCGCATCTAGTAATAAGTTGCCAATACAATGCTTTCATGGTTTTGCCTGATGTCATCATGCCTTTTAGCTCGTCATTACTTAACATTGGAATATTTAGCATCTCATACATATCTGACTTGATACGTTTTAAAGAGTTTTCTATTTTATCTCCGTAATTAAAATCTGTCGGTATTGTCCCTAGTATAGCTTGTTTATTTTCTGCTGTAGGGTCTGTCGGTACATCCCAATAAGCTCCAGGCTTTAGTTTAAAGTTTTCCGATGCCTCTGGGTCTATATCTACTCCATAGATTATCCTATCCATACCTTTTCTAAGTGTGTCTACATCTTCTGATGATAGTCTGTTGTATTGAATTTGATTATCTAGAAGCTCTTTTACATCACTTTCGCCAAATGGGTCGCCACTTAATCCGTCATTAATAATTACATAGCAAGGAATACCGCTTAATTGCAAGTCTATATCTACATTTATAGGCTCTATTAATATGCCATTACCATTATATATACCTTCATTTAATATACATCTTCCATCTATCATTTCATACTTTTGCTTCCAAATACGTTGCTTATCTTTTTCAATTTCTTTGTTAGTTTGATAGAAGAATATTATCTTTTTAAGTTCGTTAGGATTTTCTTCGTCGCTTTCATATATAAACTCTAAACTAGGTAAAAACATTATTCTAATCTCTTTCGTCTCTTGATTAGCATATAATTTAATAGCAGTTCTTTTACCTATAAAACAATCTCTAGCGCCTTTTATAAGTTTCTCTGAGAACAGATTATCTTTTAATATCTTGTCTAAATAAAGTTTTATTTGTTCAGCTTTATCCTTGTCAGCGTCTGTATCATTTTTAGGTTGAACATATAACTCTGGAGTCTTGCCGAATAAAAATCTAGATTCTTCTTTTATAAGCTTCTTGATGATATTTGTTCTTTTTTCTGTCTGTGTATAGTCTTTTTCTTCTGACTTGTCTATAAAGTTTTCTCGGCCTTCGTATATGTCATATAGTCTTAGTATATGATTCATTTCTTGCAATACTGCCGAGCCATATAATCCAGTAAGTTCTGCTGTAACAAACTCTTGATAACTATTAAGCATCTTATAACCTCCTTTCTATCTGCTGTGATAATGTCTTTTATAATCTGCAACCTCATAGCCATCTAGTGCATACCAAATAGCACTAAAAGTATGTGGGTCTATGTTAAATTCATCATATATATTCTCACCTTTTTCATTTTGCTTATATGTTAGATCCTTTAATTCTTTTTTTACATTTACACATTTAGTTGAGCAATATATATGCTTAAATCTTTTTACTTTTTTAGTATTTTGGAGTCTAGAGCCTTGATATTTTTTAGCTCCTACCATTTTAAAACCTTCTTGTTGATAAAATTTAATTGTCTTAGGCTCAGCGCTATCTGCTCTTATTAACTCTCTATTTACTCTAAATTCATCTATTTCTTTAGCAGTCTTATCATCTGTCATATGATTTTTATAATATTCCCAGTAAATATACAAATCTTTGTTTACATCATCTATAGCAATTCTTATAAGTGCGTTGTATGAAGTTTCAAATCCAAAGTCCATGCCAGCTCTATAAAATCTAGAAGGGATAGAACCTACTTTAGCCATAACTAAATCGTGGTCCATCATCTCAAATTGTGGTAATACTTTTGTACCATTTATGCCAAATCTACCTTGTCTAGCTACTCTATATAAATCTGGATCATACTCTTTCATGTTATCAAGTTCTTTTATATAGTCCTGAGGTAGAAAATAATTGTCATCACAGATGGAATGATGATAGTATGTATTATTTGTCTTGATAATTCTTTCAATATAAAGTTTTTCATCATCAAGTATTTTCTTATCATTTTCTTCATCGATAAAAAAATGTTTATAAGTCCAGTTAGCTTTTTCTATTGGATTTTCACTTAATATAATATGATTGCTAAGTGTAGGGTGTCTTAAACGACCTAGAAGTTCTTTAAATCCTTCATATTTAACCTCGGAACATTCTTCAACCCATATAATAGATACTCCATTAATAGATTTTAATTTAGCTGGTTTATCCATACCTTTAAAGATTATCTTGCTCCCATTAGGATAAGTTACTTGCATAGGCGATGTTTTAAATTTAAGCATATCATATATGCCCATATCCACTGCTACATCTTGTAAAAGCGAAAAGCAACTATCTCTTATAGTGTCATATACTTCCCTTACAACTAAAGCTAATCTTTTTTCTTGCAATAATTTTAGATGCAGCTTTTGGGCCACATGATAACTTTTAGAGCTACCATATCCACCAACAAGAAAATAAAATTTATAATTCCAATCTAAAACAAAGTCCTCAAAATGGTCGTTACAAGTTATGCTAATTTCCATTTTTTTCACTTGCCTTGTTGATTGTTATTGTTAGGTTTTTATCCTCAGCATCTTTTTTGTCATATATACCTAAATGCTTGCCGAGTAAATCCAATGCTTTCAATTTGTCGCATAGTTTTATTTCCCTTTCTGTTATTTCACCATCTTCTGTTGGTATGTTTTTTATTTTTACACTTGCTATAGCTGCTAAATCATCTTCCTTTGCATCACTTTTTACTGTAGCTTCATCAAAATTTATGACATCTCCAGGATTTACAAATGCTATCTTTGCTAATTCCCTTAAAACTCTATCTTGATTAATACCCGTCCTTCGACTTCTCTCTGCTATAGCTTTGTCTATTTCAGCTTTTATGTTAGGTTTCGTTAAGTTTTCGCAGCCAATTTCTTTTGCTGTATCCGGACTATATCCAGCCCTAATAGCCGCTTGAGTGGCATTAAGGTCTATCAAGTATTCTTCTACAAACTTCTTTTGTTTAGCTGTTAATTTAGCCATTAATACCACTCCTTTCTATATTTTTACACAACAAAAAGAACCCCGAAGGGTTCTCTCTACAATAACTTAAGGGAAGATTTTAAATATGAAAATTTATAAATTAGTTATGCGGTTGCATAATTAATATCTTTTTTAAGAGGGAATTATTAGCAGGTTTCCCTCATGCCCGTAGGAATGTACTTTTCGTTGTTACTAGTTTCAAACCAATTCAAAATCTAGAAGTTTACCAGGCTTCTAGGAAAATACTTTAAAGAAATAAGGGATTTTTTTGTTTCCCATACTATAAATATACTATAGTTTTCCGTATAAAAAAGGAACTTTTACGGAACTTTTACGGAACTTTTACGGAACTTTTACGGAAATTATATAAGAGATTTTATTCTGTTTATGATATCGTTTCTCATAATTCTACATTTTTTATCCGAATAACCTATTTCCTCTCCTACATCTAACCAACTTGGTGCTTTTTTTCTATTTGAGAAATATCTAAAGCTAACTAATCTTTTTTCTTCTTCCTTTAGTAGTTCTAATGCATTTTCTATTTTTCTAATCTGTCTTTCTTTTTTATTTATTTTACTCTCTAGATCTTTTATCTGTCTTTCTTTGGCTAATACTTCACTCTCTACTGTATTACTTATGTTGTATGTTTCTCCTGTTCTTTCGTCATAGCTAATAGCTTTGCATCCCTTATAGTCTATTTCTAAATACTCTAAGTCTATTTTAAGGCTGTTTAGTTCGATTTTTGTGCTATTGTAGTTATATAGTTTTCCTTCTGCGTCGGAAAATGTTTTATCTATTGTTTTAGCCATTCGATTATCCCCCTATATTATATTATTTGCAATCCTTACCTTCTGGACAATATCCAAGTTTCTTACAATTAGGTACTAAGAAAGGTTTATATCTTGGCTCTACTTCTACAACTTGTCTTACCATTTCTTTTACTATTGTTCTAATTGGAAGCTCTGCTCTATTGCAAAGTCTAACATTAGCAAGATGAATTAATCCTTCTAAATTTACTGCAAAACTACATTTTGTACTTATTCCTATTGGTAGTATTGTTCTGGCTATTTCATTACTTTTTTCTCCTGTTAGTCCAGCATCTTTTAGTGTAGCTTGGATATTTTCGTAAGATTTACGAATAATTTGCTCTATTCCTATAATTCCTGCTCTTAAATATACATCTTCCATTACCTCAGGAGCCACATATACATTAACATCTTCTTTTTTGTTGCAATATCTAAGAGATTGCACGTTTTTTACTACTCCTTGTTCATGGCGAACCAACTGATCAATTAGGCTGCGAGGTACATTTTCTAATTCAAATACCATATATAAGTGTCTACTTCCACTTAGATGTCCACTTTCTAAGCAATGTTCTCCTACTTTTTCTGCTTTTTCTTTTGGAGTATCATAACACACTTTACTAAATTCTCCATGTCTTTTTACAAAGTTTTTTACTTCTTCTCCATTAACTAATCTTACTTTAAAATTATTTATTGTAAACATATTATCCCCCTTATATAAATAATCTACTTGCTATCCAAATTACTATTACTAACAGAAATATTACATCTGATATTATTGCTTCCATATCTCCCTCCTAAGCTATTTTCTTAAGTATATTTGAGTGCAATCTATGTATTTGTCTCCAGCTGTAATTAAGTTCTACGCATATTTCTTCCCATTTCTTACATTGCAAATATCTAGATCTCAATATTAATCTTTCTGTACTATCTTCTAATCCGTCTATTGTATGTTCTATACTTTCCATTATATCTACTAATTTACTTTGCTTTTGTATCAATTCAATCTGACTATCTTCGATTTTTGTTATTAATGTCAATATATCTGTCCCTTCTCCTCCACCTACAGGCATATCTGTTATAACTTGGCTTTTTATACTTGTTTTCTTTTCTTCTAGGTATTCTATTCTTTCTTTTATTTGTTTTACTTCTAATTCTATACTCCCATATTGCATTAATTCTTCTTTAGTCATATTCAATCTCCTTAATAAATTATTTATATTTCCCAATCTTCTGGAAGTTTAGTTATCTCTTGGCAACTGTATCCTAATATCTTAGATATTGGGCAACCTTCACAGTCGTCTTGTTTAGTACATTCTCTTTTTAATATTTCTAGTGCTTGTTTTATTTTTTCTTCCATTATTCTCCCTCCAATTCTCTTTCCATTTCTTCTATCGCTTTTATTACAGAAGCTAGAGGACTTGTCCCCTTAGCTTCCATTATTTCTTTTGCTCTATCTACTATTTCATCTACTTTACTTAGTATCACTTCAACCTCCTTTAGAAAAAACTTAATTGCTTATATTTAACTTGTCCTATTTCTTCTTTCTTAAATTGTTCTACTGGATCTAAATATTTTACTCTGCCACATTCATAACTGCATTTGTTATCGCAGTCTTTGCAGCATTGTCGTTTGCATATTTCATTTAAATCTATCTCTAAGTCACTTTCTATCTGTTCCAGTAACATTAGTTCTTTCACTGCGTCCATTCTCTCGCATCCAAATGGTGTCATGTTTTCACATTTAAATTCCATATCTATATTCCCAAATATCTCTTAATGATCTGAATAGCCTCTTCTGAGCCATTACATCTAACAGCTTTATATCCGTAACTATTTAGTTTTTCTAGCCATTCCTTTTGTTCTTTTGTCATGCTCTTTGTTTTATCTGCTTTTAATTCTATGAATAATCCTGCATATTTTTTATTAGGTACTAATAGTCCTAAATCTGGAAATCCTTTCGCCATACCCATTCTTTTTAATTCTGCTCCATATCTTTTACTTCTCTTTCCTTCATTCGGAACATGCATAAGCATTTTTAACTCTGGATATTTCTTTTCTTGCCATTTTGCCCACTCTATAAGGCTCTTTTGCTCTTGCGCTTCTGTTGTCTTAGGTTTATTTGTTTTATTTTTATCTGCTCTTTTGATTCCTTCCATTGCCGTGTTATCTGTGTAACCTTCTGAATTTCTATCTAGTGTATATCTGTCCATATTGCCCCCTATTTTGCCGTTCTATATGGTGCTAGCATTGTTACTAGCTTATGTATTAGTTCCTTTTCCTTTGCTCCTTGTATTTTTTTTACAGGATGATAGTCTTCTCTACAAACATTGCTGCAAAATACTTGTTGGTCTCTTCTTGTTTTAAATTTCTTGCCACAATGTTTACAAGTTCTAGTTATCTTCCCATCTCCTATGTAGTTGACTTCCCATATTCCTTTGTAAGCTGTTTTTTGTTTTAACATTGCTACTACGTTTGAATTTCTTATTTTATCTCCATATATCCCTTTAAAGTAGTCTGTTGCCTCCTTTTGTGTTGCAAATTCTACCACTTCTCCAGTTTTTATGTTTTTAGCTACAATTAGATTTTGTCCCATGTTATCTCCCCCTTTATTTTCTACGTTGCACCTCTTTAATTTTCAATTCTTTCAAGTATTTTTCTAGTTCCTCAGGCGACATTTTGAATTCTTTTACTTCTCCTCCTCTTTTATATCCTTCTACTTCATAATTGCCTTTTAAGACTATGTCACCTGGTTGGAAATAATATACTCCGCCTTGATTATTTCTTGTTTTAACTTGCTTTGTTTTTACCTTCTGATGTTCTACAGATTCTTTTCTAAGGCATCCACAACTTTTTGTTATTCCGTTCTTAAGGTTGCCTTCTCTTACTACTGTCGTATTACCGCAGTCACATTGGCATTTCCAGTATCTTCTTCTACTTTTCACATAATCCAATTCCAATACTGTCAATCTTGCGAATTTTTCCCCTACTAAGCTTGGTCTTGGTGGTTTTACAAGTTTCATTTCTTGTACATATTTTTTTACAGCGCCATCACTTCTACCTATTTCATTTGCTATTCGTAGGATACTATAACCTTTTTCGTACAATTCTTTTATTTTTTCTAACTCTAAGTCATTTACTTTACTAGCCACGATTATCCCCCTTTCACCTAGGAGAAACTAACTCCTAGGTATTTATTTGTAAATATTATTTATCTAATGGAATAACTCTTAGTTCTTTTGAATCACCATCATATTCTACTGTTAATGGAGTTTCTTCATTTATATTTAATAGTTTTCTTAAATCTTTAGGTAAGCATATTCTTCCTAATGGGTCTATATATCTTATATTGCCTACTCTCTTTTTACTGTTTATTACTTCTACAATATCTAGTTTTTTTGTCTTTTTATTCATCATTTTCCCCCTTCTAGGGCTTATTAAAGCCCTATATTATATTTCTTAATCTATAGTTATTGCTAGAATCTCTAGGAAACTCTATTATATTCCCTTTCGCTTGTTCTATAATCCTAGATCCAACAGCTTCATCGAATTCTAATATCTCTTTTATGCCCTTTTCCGTACTGATTATTATTGGCATGCCTTTTAAGTATCTAGTGTTTATCACTTTGTATATGTATTTTCTGTCAGCTACTGTAGGTTCACCTTTTAAGAAGTCATCTAAAAACAACACTGTTGGATTTGTATATTTTTCTAATTCTCTTAAATAGTCTGTTTCGTCCATACTTGTTTGTTTTAAGTTAGTTAGCATACTTAGATATTCTTTGTATACGCAGCCTATATTGTTGTTAATAAGTTCTAGCATAGTTCCTATTCCTAAGTGTGTCTTCCCACTACCAGGTTGTCCTGATAATATAAGCCCTGCATTACTTCCTTTTTTTAGAAAATCTTCAATATACTGTTTAACCTTAAATTTCGCCTCTATTTGCCATTTCTTGTCAGCTTTAAAGGAATTAATCGTCTTTTGTTTAAAAACCTCTGTAAGCCCACTTCTATTCATTTTTTGGATACTTTGCTTTTTAGTTAAACACTTACAAGGTACTGCTACCTCGTAACCATGTTCATCTGTTTTAAATGTATATCCCTTATCTTCACATATAGGGCAGTCATAGTGCATATCTTCTACTTTACAATTTTGTTTCATTCGATTAAGAATATTTATTAGATCTTGGTCCATTAATTGCACCCCCATTCTTCTAATTTGCGTAACATTTCTAATGCCTCTTCATCTAGTTCATCATCATTAGATGTTGTTTTAGGTTTATCTAAGAAGTCGAATTTACCTTGTTGTTTTGGTTTGTCTTGTCCTTGCTGTAATTTGTATGCCTGTAATTGGTCGTATGTTGTTATATTTCTATCTGTCCAGTTATTTATTATCCCCTTAAGGTAGCCTAGATTTGTTTTACCTCTTTCTGTACATATTTCTATTGCTCTCTTAAAAAGTGGATAATCTATTTCATCACTTATATCTATAAGCCATTGAGCTGTTAGTTGGTTTACCATGCCTATATTCTTTTCATATAAGTTAGTAAATTGTTTTAAATCATTACCTACTAACTTACTTACATTTTTTTCAGGAGATGCTGTATCTTCTTTTTGTTTTTGTTTTTGTTTTTCTTTTTCTTTTTCTTTTTCTTTTTCTTTTTCTTTTTCTTTTTCCCCCAAGTCTATGGATAGACTATTTAAGTCTTTATCTAGACTATTATTACTATTTTTATAGTCTTTAGATACTGTATCGATAGGGTATCCATACTCTATACATACTCTATATAAATAATCTTTATAGTCTTTGCTTTTTATCTTTTCAATCTCTTTCAAGATACAGTTTCTAACTTTAGGAGATTTAGAGAAGTTAAATTTATGCCAGTTTTTTATAAGTATTTCTTTTGTTTCTTCGTTGTAATTTATTTTTCCGTACTCTTCAAATCTTTTTAGCAATTTTTGTACTGTTTCTCTGTTATACCCTGTTTGCATTTCTATAACTTTACAAGGTAACTCGTAGCATCCACATTGTGTTGTTCTAGAGTTACTTAGAAGGTATAAATAGAAATACTTTTCTTCTGGCGTTAAATCTAATACAAATCCATCTTCCCAAAAGTCTACTTGTATCGCTCTATACTTTGCCATTAATACTCACCTCATTCCTTTATCCTAGGAAGAGGATTACTCCCCAACCTAGCTACATATCCATTACTTGTTGCCCTTCTATTTGTCCGTTATCTTCTTCTATAGGTTCTTCTGTATAATCTACATCTTGTACTGGTTCATAATCTGTTAGAAGTTGTAATAGCTCGTCCACTTCTTCGAATTTTAAGTCTTTTAGGTCATATCCGTTACTGCTGCAGAAATATTCAAGCTTTGATGTATCTTTAGCATCTTCGTGATTATATAATCCTTTTACTTCTGCCATTGCTAATAACTTTCTCTTTTGCTCACTTGTTGCTTTACCTATTACTACTTCTTTAGTAGGTAATTTATCAGGTACACTTTGTATTTCTGCGCTATCATACATACCTTGAAAATCTGTTGGAAATGCCTCTCTTAAGGCTGATACCATAGCACATTTTCTTATCATAACTCCAGGCATTTGTTTCCATGTAGCTTGTCCTTTTGAATATTCTTCAAAAGCTACTGTAGACTTGATAGGCATCTTTCTATCTTTTCTATATACTTCACACCAGCCACCAACTATTATGTCTTTTTTTAGTTTTGCAGTTCCTTCTATTTCTATCATTTCGTTATTTCTTTCTACTAATATTCCTGCTCTCATTCCCTCGAATTGCGGATGTTGGTCTGCTCTTTTAACAAACACATCTTTCCCAACTATTATGTTAGCTGGTTGACTTCCGAATTTAATTATATAAGCATCGTTTTGCAATGGATTTAAATGTCTTGATTTGCATAACTCCAAGAAAAATAAAACTTCTTGATCTGTTACATTCCCATTTCCTCTTACTAAATAATTTCTAACTGTATCAGCATTTAAAACTTGTCCACCTTCTAATGTAAAACTAGCTAATGCTAATGCATTATCATTTGCTTGTACTGCTTTAGTCATGTTATTCACCTTCCTTATTTTTATTCATACATCTCTTTGCTGAATTTTTTTAATTCCTTTTTATTTACACTGCCATCTTCATTTACAAACTCGCATCCATCTGGTGTGAAATATTCTTGTCCTAATAAACTACAATCGTTATATGGTCCATAATCAGTCCAGCCCTCACTGTAATAAGGGCATCCTCGACAACAATCTCTCCCCTTAATATCTGCCATTAAAATTCACCTTCCTTATTTATCTCTAATTCTTCTATATTAAGTCGTAAAGCATATAATAAACTGCTTTCATAACTGTCATGTTTTACTTGTCCTATTTTTTCATATGTTTTTATGTAATGTCTTTTAAAATCTCCTATTGTCATGTTTTTTCTGTTATTTAAAGCAAATTCTGCTCCTTCTATGAAACCTAATCGACCTTCTGGGTCGCTTTCATTTCTGTATAATCTAACTAGGAATAATCTTTGTTCTAGTGTTTTTATGTCGGATTGTTTTACTCCCTCTGCTTGTAAATTAAACTTCATATTTATCCCCTTTCGTGATATAATATAAGTACTTTATAATATGTATGGTTATGTTAGCTCCCTAGACTGGTACTCTAGAGAGCTTATTTTTTATTGAATTTTTATTGGTGTGTCATATCGTAAACTAAGTCTCGGTAATCTTGTTCCATTTGTGCAAATTCTTTTACATCTTCTAATGTCATTTCTTCTTGTGCTTCTGTTATTCTTCTAACTTGTAACATTGCCATGTATTCAAGAAAAGTCATATCTGGATTTTCTTTTGCTGCTCTATCTAGGTATTCTGGTGTGCATATCATTGTCATTTATATCACCTCCTTGATTCCTTCGATATAGTTGTCTAGCAAGTCTGAAATGTCGTGTAGATTTGTTGCTACATTATAACCAGCGCTTGTAAGCACTATATAATGTACTTTTTTGTTGTATTCTTCGATTGAAATTGTTAAAGCATAATAGCTTTCACCTTTGTTAACTTGTAAAGATAGGTCCATTCCTATTTTTGCAAATTCTAGATTATCGTTGATGTATTCTGCCTTAGCGAATAGTCCTAAAGCTTTTACTCTGAACTCTTGATTTGTCATTTGTTATTCCCTCCTTTATACAGCTTTCATATTTCTTCTTTTACATTCCCCTAGTTGATAAAATATTTCTTCGTCTTTTCTGTCTTTAAATAACTTGTTGCATACGTTGTAGACTGCTTCTAAGTTCTCTCTAGAAGGTGTTAATGGACTTTTTACAGTTATCTTAACCCCTCCATTTTGATATATTTTTTCTTTCATATTGCACCCCCTAATAAAATATGTTACCTAAAATTTGTCCTATTCGTGTATACTTTTCCACCATGCTCCTAGGAAAAAGCCTACTGAAAAAACTATACTTACTGCTATGTATTTTGCCATCTTACCTCCCTCCTATCTGCTATAATCAACTACTGTGTTGTTACCTTGTTTTCTCAACATCGCAAATTTATTTTTCAATTTGTGATACATTTTTATCTCTAATTGAAATGGAGTTATGATGCTCCACTCTTCTTTGTATCCTCTGTTTCTTAATATATCTGCTACTTCTTCAACCTCTTTTCTAAAGAAATGTTCTGTTTTTTTGTATACTGCCATAATGATTACCCCCTTTGTATTATAAAATTGTATCTTCTAATAACATTTGTCTGTTAACTGCGTCTATAACTTCCTTGTAAACAGTTGGTGGCTTATAGGCTTCTATAACTTTTAAAGCATCGTCTAACTGGCAACGTTTTATAGCTTTATAACTTAATACATCAAACTCTCTTTTTAACTGATTCTGTGCATCTATATACATCTTTGTTCTAATAGATTTATCTTTATAAGCTAGAGCATTTTTACCACCCATTTCTTTTATCACTTTACCTCTTAATGCTTTCTGCAAGGTTTCACACTCTATGCTAAATAATGGTGCATTATTTTTAAAATCTTTTAGATCTTCTGTAACTGTTTTTACATCTTGCTCTATTTGCTGCTGTTTTTTATCTATTGCAAATATTGCTTGTAATTCTTTACTCATCCCAGCATACGGATTTATGTTTTTTATTTTTTCTTCCATTTTGTTGAATGCTTCTATATATTTAAGTTTCCATTCATCTGCTTTAGCTCCAGTAAAGCCCATTACTAAAAATGAAAATCCATCTCTAGTCATAAGATATTCTTTTGATTGTCTGTTTGATTTATCAGTATAAGTAGTTTTAATGAAATATTTAGGTGAGCGCAAAATTCCGTTAACCTCTATTTTATCTTCTATAGTTTGCAATACATCTGAATGTCTTTTGTTGAAATTAGTAGCAACCTCTCTGCTACTAACTACTGGTTGTCCTTCGTATTCTTTCACTTCTATACTTGCTACTAAGTTATTCATTTCTTTTATGTAATCCATGTTATTTCCCCCTTGATTATAAATTACTGCATACTTTTCTTGATTGAGTATCCTTTATGTGGACTTCGTGGCTAAAAAAAAGTTCTTCTATGCTGACGTCAAATAAATCAGCCATCGTCTTAGCTTCGGTTAATGTTATTTTTCTCCTTCCTGTTTCTTTATTTGCGTAACTTGTTTTAGTTACTCCTAATACTTTTGCTAAATCTTCTTGAGTGTAACCATATACATTTCTGTATATTTTTAAATTCATCAAGTTCATTCTTGCACCTCCTTGATTTAATTTATACTTTCATTATATATACGTTTCGTGTACTTGTCAACAGTATTTTCAAAAAAAGTTTTCGCGTTGTTATATTTTCTTGAAATAACAATTATTCGTATAATCAAATATGTTATAATTACTTTATAATTTAGAGGGAATAGTATTCATAAAGTAGAATATTATATAAGAAGGAAATGACTGGAAGGAATGAAAAATATGAGTAAAACACAAGGAGATATATTGAGGGAATTGCGACTGGAAAAAGATATTACGCAAGAAGATTTAGGCAAAGCCCTAAATGTGAGTAAACAGACTGTCAATAACTGGGAAAACAATAGAAGAAAATGTGATTCAGATACTCTATTTAAACTAGCAAAATTCTTTGATGTTACAGTTGATTATTTGCTAGGTATTAATGAAAATAAAAAACCTATTGAAGATCTAACAGAAAAGCAAAAACAAGCGCTTAGACTGGCAGACCAGCTATCTGATGAAGAATTTGATAACATAATAAGGCTTGTAATAAGCATGAAAAGAGGGACTTAATTCTAAGCCCCTCTTTTTTACACAGTTTTATTTTCTACTTGTTTTTGCATTTTTTTTATTATATCTTCTAATATTTCATCGTCTACTAATAATATCTCTTCTTTGTTTTTTAGTGATACACTCTTTTCTTCCAAATAGATTCCCCCTTAACGCAAACAAATGTTCTATTTTATTCTTTATATATATTATACACCAAGTTATAAGTTATATATATTATTTTTTCGAAATATTTATAATGTTATTATACTACTAAACATTAAGTCAAAAAAGTGTTTCAGAATATTTTACATGTATATAGGGGAAAAATTAATTTTTTATCAAATTATATTGGAAAGTAATGCTATAAATATGGCTTTCTGCTACAATTTAAGAAAAAATATTAAGGGGTGATATTATGAAAAAGAAAGCAATTATTGCGGTATTAGTTATAGTAGTTTTAGTAATAATTATAGCTGGTATGCCTGGTTTTAAAGCTGGATTTAATGCGGGATTTAATGCAAAATAAAAAAGGAGAGTGGGGAGTTATGAAGAAAATATTAAGTATAATGCTATGTATTATTATGTGTATTGGAGTAGCAGGTTGCTCCAGCAGTGGCTCTAATGATAAGGGAGAATATACTATTTTACATGGCGAGTATCTAGAATCAAATGAAACAGATGATAACGGATTAGTTATAAAAGTTAAAATTAAACCTTCTACTACTAACAAGTTAACTATCGACCAAAATGGTTATAATGTAGAAGATCTTATAAAAAATCAAGGTTGCGATAAGTATGATAAAATAGATTACTGGGCTGTTGCAGATATGGATAATGGTAAAGAAGAAAAAGTCGTATCATTTACATTAGATAATAAAACTATCCAAGGCATAAAAGATGGTAACATAGTTGCTAATGAGATAGTAAATACATATGCAAATGATGTATATATACACCAAAGTTTAAAATAATAAATAATATAGATAAACATCAGGGCAGTTTTACCAGCTGCTCTTTTTAATTAGGAGGAAATAAGATGTATGCAATGTATTTAAGGAAAAGCCGTGCTGATGATAAGGATATTCCATTAGAAAAGGTTCTAAAAAATCATTACAATATGCTAACGGAATTGGCTGACAAGTTAAAAATACAGATAGAAGAAGAAAATATATTTCGAGAAATAGAAACTGGAGATAGTATTTCTATCCGTCCAAAGATGCAGGACCTACTAGAAAAAGTATCTGAGGGATTATATGAAGGTGTTTTTTGCACTGAATTATCAAGGTTATGTAGAGGTAGTAAGATAGACCAAGAAATTGTATCTAGTACCTTTACTGCTGCGGAATGTAAAATAATTACACCAAGTAAGACTTATGACCTTGCAAACAATGAGTTCGATGAAGAAATGGTCGACTTCGGACTGTTCATGTCTAGAAGGGAATATAAAACTATCACGAAACGTATGCAACGAGGTCGTGAACAATCCGTAAAACAAGGTAAATACATAGGCTCTATTCTTCCTTATGGCTATAACAAGGAGAAATTAGAGGGAGAAAATGGCTTTAAACTTACAATCAACGAAGAAGAAGCACATATAGTAAAATTAATATTTAAATGGTTTCTGGAAGATAATATTGGTGCTAGCATAATAGCGAAAAGGCTTAATCAAGGAGGCTATCCTACTAGAAGTGGTCGTGTATGGAGTTACAACTCAGTAAAAAATATATTAACAAGCAATGTAGTAGCTGGATATCTCAAACATGGAGAAAGAAAATATAAGAAATATATAGATGCAAAAGGTAATGTAAAAAAATCTAGACCAGTAAATAAAGATGTTGAATATTATAAAGGACTGCATGAAGCAATTATACCTTTGCACAAATTTGAAAAGGTACAAGATATATTAAATTCTAGAAAGCAACATAAATCTAACTTTGATTTGCCACTTAGTAATCCACTTGCTGGGCTAATAAGATGCTCTGAATGTAATAGAATCATGGTAAAAAGAAGATGTTCTCAAGGTGATTTCTTATATTGTTCTACTACTGGATGTAAAAATATAGGTTCTTATCTAAATAGAGTTGAAGAACATATTTTACAAGCATTATCAAATATGTTATCTGATTATGAATATTATGTAGATAATTATGAGCAAGAAACGATAAAAGAAAAAAGAAATGTAGACAATGATCTAAAAAGAATTGAAAAAGAAATTGAGAAACTAAATAAGCAATTTGAAAAATGCTGTACATTTTTAGAACAAGATGTATATACTATAGAAGTTTATAAAGATAGGACCAGTAAAATAAAAGATAAAATCAAAATACTAGAAGAAAATAAAAAAGTATTAGAAAAAGAATTTGGTAGCGATAAAGTTATAAAAATAAAAAAACTAATACCTAAATTAGAAAATGTATTAAAAAATTATAATATTCTTAGTATAGAAGGAAAAAACGAATTGTTAAAAAGCATTATAAAAGAAATAACTTATGCTAAAAAGAAAAAAAGTAAAAAAGGCAGCAATGAGGATTACTTCGAGTTAGAAATAACACTAAATATATAATTATTATGTATAGCATTGATGTGCATATGAATAGGTTCGTTAATGCTATACATAAAATAAGCTAAGGAAAATAACTTCCCTAGCCTTATTTTATACTATGAACAACATAGCACACAATACACCAATACCAAAGTATGCAATGCGCCCTGCTACTTCTAAGATAATTTTATTCATGCACCTACCTCCTTTTTAGGATTATAGGCACTCTGTTATATATTTATACCTATCTTTCGAAAACTTCTACATATTTCGGAGATGCTGTTATATATACTCCTGATTTTAACTTATACATATCTGTATCTGTTCTCTCTATTTTTTCTACTACAGTATATACCCCGCCTTTTTTTATAACTCCTATTACACTCGCAGAAGTAAAGTCTGGGCGACTATGCATATTTATATCCTCTTTTATTTTTACGTATAATGTTTTAGCTGTAGTAGTTGTATTATTAGATCCATATTTATATTTTTTAAGTAATGGATAGAAGTTGTTTTCAAATGCTTTTCTTGTGTTCCCGAATCCCATAAAATTAGTACCTGGACAAGTTTTTCTAGATTTATTTGAATAATAATCCCATAAACAAGTACCACCACTAGTAAACCAAGCATGAGGTCTTATATAAGTAGAATTTATAGGAAGATTAAATTTTTTTGCTAATAATGCAAATACAAATATAACAGCTTTCTTTTGTTCTTCTGTCATTGTATCTTGACCTATATCGAAGTTGCCATATATTTCAATACATATCGCATTAGCATTCCAACCTTTTATACCTATTGGAGTTGAATTAAGATTTCTTCCTGTTGTTACTTTTCCATTAGGGAAAATATTGAAGTGTTGTGCTATATAATGTCCATAACCATCAGAACTCCCCCACGTAGTTTTTCCATAAGAATCCAATGCCATTGTTCTTCCTAATTCTCTATTATCGCCATAAACTCTTTTATCCGTATTATTCCAAGTTGAATAATCGGGCAATCCCATATGGTGTACTTGTAATCTAGTTATTTTTCTAGTTGGATATTGTTTATCTAACCACTCTTTAAATTCTTTTTCACTTTCTAATAGTGTAAATCCATTTTGTGTTTTCATTTTATCAAAATCCTTTCTAAATTATAAAAGGTACTTAAAACCCGACCTCCTAGTTAGCTTTCTAAGCACCTTGTAAATTATTTGCCTTATGTTTATACCTTTTTATTCTCCAAATCCATCAGTTTTAAAGTCTGTAATTATACCCATACCTACTAATATAGTTAAAGCTGAATTAACAGAATCTTGGAAGTTATTAGGTAAAAAATCTAATCCAAATTGTTGAGCTGTTAACACTAATAATGCTGTTACAGATAACCAAAAACTTTTGTTTTTTATTTGTTCTTTTAAATTAAATTTCATAATTTATTACCTCCTATTTAAATAAATTATTTTGAATTGCATAAAAGAAAAAACTAACCAATGCTGTTATAATTGCATAAGTTAGTTTGTTTAAGTTGATTGCTAATTTGTCTATTGTATTGCATAGATTTTCTATTTTTACTGCCATTTCTGCCTGTGTATTTTCTAGTTTGTCTATTCTTTCAGAATGCCTTTGCAGTCTTTCATCGTGTCTTTTTAATGTATCTTTCAACCATTCATCATTCATGCAAAACTCCTTTCTTATATAAAAAGAGCAGCTAAATTAATAACTGCTCTTTATGATCTTGCTTATTGACTTTTTTAGTTTCCAATTTCTAATATGATTTTCTTATTTTTATAGTCGAAAGTCTTTTTTAGTTTACATGCAAATTCACCATCTGTAATTTCATCGCAATATAATAATCCATATAAATTTTCATTATAAGTTATACCGAAAAGTTTTTCTAAATCCTCACTAGTGTATTTAACTTCGACTTCAAACGTTGTAGGCGTTGTCCCTTTCCAGAAAACAACTTTTAAATTTTTATCCATTATTTTCAACCCCTTTCTACCATAAATAGTATAGAAAAAAGTTAGATTTTGCAATAAAATAGGGAAATTTATATACACAATATTTTTAAATTGCGAAACAACTGGGTATTATAACTTATATTTTGATAATTTTCATTACTTCAATTTTATACATAACTTAAACTACATTTTGAAACATCTATAGCTTTAAATTTGTTTATCCATATATAATAAGTATCTTCGCTTGAAGGTACTGTTATTATAGCTGTTATTTGTTTATATACTGTCCCATTTATTGTAACATTTTCACTTGTAACTCCAGCATTAATACTCTTATGCGTACTAAAATCAGTAGAAGTATTAGTCATACATCCATACGGCGTACTAAAATCAGATTGAACAATTGTTATTAAAGTATATGTTTTTCCATTTATTAATTCTATCGGAGTTGTATATTGATATAAGCTATTGTTATTTACATTACCCCAGTTATCATAAATATAACCTGTATTAGTAAATAATGTAGATATATCTACCACAGTTGCTTTTGGGTCTTCTGTAGGTGTATCTCCACCACTACCTCCACCACCTGGATTTGGTTCTTCTGGTTCTGTATCTCCTGTATTTGTCATTGTTCCAAATGGATTAAATTCAATTGATAACATATCATCTAATACAGGGATTATCGCTCCAGACATTCTTTTATAACCTGTATTTAGAGGGTGTACCCCCTCTCTAGTGTAATAATATAAATTAGTTTGATTAATACCACAATCTCTATACACATCTATACATTTTGTAGAACGTTTATTAGCTACTTTTTTACACATATCTACAAAATCAATTAGATAATTTCCATTACTATTTGCAGTGGCTATACCGAATTCACTAACATATAAACGTTGTAATGCAGTTAATACAATAACTCTACATTCAGGATTATCTGTATAAATTTTTCTCAGTATATTGTTTAACGCTCCCGCAAATGTTGTTCCGTCTGAACCGTTAACAGTTCCAAGAGGAACACTTAATCTTGCATCATTACACCCGTATGCTATAGTTACAAGAGCAACGTCCGAATAGTTAATATTCATTAAATTTGCATAATCGTTTACTATTGTATGACCACCTTTTCCTAAGTTAGTACATACAAACCCATATCTATTCTCTATTTCTTGTATATATCCTTTTACAACTTCCTCTGTATGTACTATTCCTTGCAAGTCTGTTCCACTATATGTTATAGGATTGGCAGTAGTGCCTTGATTTTCAACTATACTATCACCTATAGCTATATATTTTTTACCTTTAAGGAATGTAGGTATCCCTGTATTTGTACTTCCTCCACCAGTTCCTATGTTTTCAATTTGTTTCGCAATATCTTTACATTGCGAATTTACCTCATTAATAGCTCCAACAATGTATTTATTTTTTGTTTCTAATCCATTGTCCGTTTTCTTTTGGTAATCTTTTAGATCTACTGTCACTTCTGTATCCCCTCCTGAGCTTCCTGTATTTTCTCCTATGCCTTCTCTTACATCTGCCAACAATAGGAAAGTGCTAACTTTCACATCTCCATTTTCAATATTGAATAGCATTTTTAAAGTTCCTGCTACTTTCGTTATGTTGTTGTCCATTACTGCATAAAAATAATTATCTGTTTTATTTTCTACTGTTCCGTCTACTACCTCTCCATCTGCTCTTTTGTATTTTGCAGTAACAGAGCAACCAGCCAAATTAACTGGTTGCCCATCTTCATACACATTTATTTTTATTTTATTCCCTCTATCACCTTGAACTAATTTTAGATGTTGAAATTTTTCCTGCTTTAAATCACTCTCTATATCATAATCTCTCAAGCGTTTCACTCCTTTCTAACTGTTTAATACACTCCAATATGTGCTACTTCGTATATTTGCATCGTCATTGTAGAATTTCAAACAATTCATCAAAACTCCACCGTTACTGATGTAATTTTTGAAAGCTGATTTATATCTACTTAAAACTCCATTGTTGTAAGCCCATTTATAACTGTCTGTGTAACTCCAAGTATTCTTACTACTTGTTCCCCATTCTAATACATATACTTCCATTCTTGTGGGATTTGCATAGTTAGAATAACAAGCGCTACTTGTACTACCTGCTACAATATCAAAATCAAACATCCCCAGTCCTGTATCTGTGACTGTAAACACCCCATCTAATGTGACTTTGCTACCATTAGCATTAGTCCAAGTTTGACCTTTTAGAGCTGGCACATAAATTTTTGTGCCATAAGGAATATTTAGACTTGCTACTGTTTTTCCCATGTGTGTACCAAGTCCACTTGCTCCAGATGTATTACTTTCACTTGCACTATAACAAGTACATCTAGCATCATGTAATCTGTAGATATAAGATTTTCCATCAATTGTTCCTCTCTCGTTAAAACAATTCGTATACTCCTCTTTTACTATTACTGAAGGAGATGAAGAACTATCTGCTGTAGTTAATTCCGGAAGTCGTATGAAGAAACATTGGTTATTAAATGTTCTTTTGTGGTACTGAATTCCAGTATTATATCCACTCGCCTCTGCTATATAACCGTCTCCCATATAAATTGCAGTATGATGCGTTCTTACTGTTGTCATATTGCTAGTTGTTACAGTATATCCATTATTTGCATACATAACAATATCTCCTGGCTTACATTGAGAAAGTCCACTATCTGCATATCTCCAGAATTTTGCTCCATGACTTTTTGCAGTTGATTGAAGTGTTCCTGCTGCACAACTTAATCCTTTCATGTAGCTTATTCCAGCTTGGTCATAACAACAACCTACAGTCGAGCTACAGTCAAAACCGTATGTTACACCTATTTTAACCCAACTTGGTTGAGTATATGTAGTACCTAATACTGTTTCTGTTCTACCTTTTATTGTAACGAGGCTATCTAAGTCTGTAGTTCTCCAATACTGACTATAGTTAGCTTGTCTATTGTTGTGCATTCCAACGATTTTCATAGCAGTTGCACATATAATTTCCCTAATTTTTGAAGTAGTAGTTGATGTATTACCGCCAGTAGTACCTCCTGGAGTTGTTCCACCACTTGTACTACCTCCACTTGTAACCTTACTACTTGGTCTAGCTACTAATACTATAGTTTCTGGTTTTTGATTTTTAACAAGGTCTTTTTTCAATCCAGTATACCATCCATCAGAATGTTTTTCACCTGGATTGCTTTGTGCATCTATCATTTGTGCATTTCCATTAGAATCTTGTCCGATACATATAGCACAATGAGATATATATTTCCATCTGCTAGGACGTTCATACGCACCACTAGATGTTTTTCTAGCATAGAAGATAAGGTCTCCTTTTTGTAAGTTACTATAATCATCTTTAAGAGTAATCACTTGACCTAAACTATAAAAATATTGAGCTATTTCAGCTGCTGTCCTAGCAAGACTACCACTTATTGTAGGAGTTATAGCTCCATCATAACTACTATTAACCTGTAATCTGTTATTATGGTAAGTGTTGAATTTAGTTAAACTAGCATATGGAGATTCGCTGTAGGCGTATCCTTGTAAACATAATATCATTAATGTTGAATCATCAATCATCTTCCAATAGTTTCCTTTGGTTGATTTCTCCCATATGCTGTATGAAGATGTTTGAGAACCACTAGCATTACTATTACATGGAGTAGTTTCTCCGTAAGTAAATCCATTATCCCAAGATTTCGCAGATGTATAATTATTTCTTGCATTATAATAACTTTCTGCAAATTCTGCGACCTTTGCACCATTATATAATTCTTTTACTACTGTAGTTGTACCAGTTACTACTTTTACATATTGTGTGTTATTTGTTACCCATCCATAATCACCGTTGTATTTTATTTTATACCAACCTGTATTTGGGTCTGTTTCAATAATATCGGCTGTAAATCCTTTTGGGACAATACCGATAGAACTATAACCTGTACCAGCCCCACTTCTTACATTAAGATTATCTGCTAATACTTCTACCTTTTGTACTGTAGTTGTTCCATTAGGGTCACCACTAATTATTTCTACATATTCAGATTTATTTGTTATATAAGCATATCCATTTTCCCATTTTATCTTGTACCAACCAGTTGAACTGTCTACTTCTACTATTTCTACTGTATCTCCATGGGCTAATAATCCTACATATTCTCCATTTGTACCTGGTGTTGCCCTAACATTAAGTGCATTGGCTAATATTTTACCAATTGCTTTAACTTCAGTTGTATCTTCTCCACTATCACTTCTACTATTTCCTCTTATTACAAGTTTTACAGCATCAACAACTAAGTAGTCCTTTATAAGGTCTGATTGAAATTCTATAGAATAAACACCAAATTTAGCTATTTTATCAGCTAGTTCTTTTGGTAATTTTCTATCTTCTGTAGGACTATAGTCTGTTACTTGTGCCCCAGAACCGTCACCGACTAATGGAGATGTTAGAGGGTCTAACTTATAGTATGCCGTATATTCTCCCGTATATTCTCCGTTGCTCAATTTAAATCTAACTCTTGGTACTACTGCATTTGTATTATTATCTACCCTTGTCATTCTAAGATATATATTATAATTTTCTCTACTTTCACAAAATTCTTGTAGAGATTCACTTTTTGCTGTATCTGATGTATCTCCTCCGAATTGTTCAAATATACCATAACCATGTAATGATTTATAGCCTTCTCTGAATTTACCTTGACCAACAAGGTTTACAAGATTGGCTGTATCTTCGTTTCCTTCTCCTTCTCTTTCTGAGAATTGTTTAACTGTAGGAAAGATTCTCATTGTGTTGGTATCTGGGTCATTACTATAGGTATCTTGGAACATAGTGTCATACTGTATAAGTTGCCCTGCTACCCCATCAGATAGGTCAACTGCTGGATAATATACCTCACTATTATTGGTATGCTTTGGAACTTGAATAGATTTCGATATCATGCCTCCACCTACTGCATAAGCTAATTTTTCTATATTCCCTCTACAATAAGATATCGTAAACCTAGACGTAGAGTCTACATAGGCTGTAGCTTTCACGTTTGAAATATCACAGCACATCACATGTAAATTAGCTCCTGTGTATAGATTTGCAAAATAGCTGTTATTATCTTTTCCTCTTAGTCTTATCCAGCCGAATTGAACATAAGAACAACTTGCAAGTCTTAGTCCATTATCATCCTCCACTTCTATGCATGGTAACTTGTTTATTTTTTCAGATGTTATATCATCGCCTAGTATATCTATATCTGTATCTCCGTAAAATTGTATTCTACAATGATTATCCTCTAAAACACTTCCCTCTTTTAATCTTAGTACTGCATCTTTACCTAAATTTATCTGAAGTAATGTTCCGTAGAAATCTTGCAATATGATTTTTTCTCTAATTCTTACTCCTTCTTCCAAATTAATGAATATTGCGTTAAAAAACATACAACCATTTTCTTTTAAAGTTCTCAGTACAGTCTGAAGACTATCTGCCTTATTTACTTCATCCCTGCCTGTGCCATCTCCAGTTGCAATTTTTGCCACATAATAATTTGCGTTCCAATTAGGTTGTCGGTCTATAATTTGTGCTGTAGGATAGTGCCTAAAATCACCATCTACAGATAAATTTGCAAAGTGTGATCCTTGAGAACCTATATCTGCTAATTCATTTCCATTTCTATCTAATATACGAAATCCTTCTTCATCCATTACTGTCTTAGCAATTTCTGTATTCTCTTGGTTGGTGTGGTTTACTGCTATTCCATCTTGATTTAATTGTATTAATCCTTCTTTGATGCTTATTTCCCCATCGGAACTTACTGATAATGTTGTATCTCCGTTTCCATCTGTTACAGTAAGATTTCTAGCATCTATGTAAGTTCCTTTTAATTTACCTGCATTAATTACATCTGCATTTAAAGAACCTATAAGAGCGCTTTCTATTGCTGCTTCTTGAAAATATTCTGCAGCATCACTTATTTTTGTAGTTGTTGCACTAACTTCTTTTGAAAAGTCTGTAGCATTTCCATAAGTATTTATAGCTCTTACTTTGTAGTACCAAGTTTGTGCACATTCAACTTCATGTAAGAAAGCACTCGCCTTCCCTTTAAAAATCAAATCAAATGCATTAGGAGTAAATCCTTGTTCTTGGCTTGCGTATACTTCATAATCATAATAAGGCTTATTATCAAAGGTCCAGCTAAGAGATACTGTCTTAAATCCAGCTCTATCTATAGTTATAACTGGCACTGCTGGTAATGTATTAGGATAATCTTTTTTATTGCCTTTATTTATAAGGTCTTTTACTTCATCTTTAGTTACTGTATCAGGATTATTTTTATTTATAATACTTCCTAATGCTAATGTTGTCTTTGGATCACCTAGTTCTATAGATATATATTTTTCTGTTAATACGTTATAAGTTGTTTTTATAACTTTAACTCGGTCTCTTATACCGTACATGCTATTAAAAATATATATACTGTCATCCATCCCTATATGCTCTAATTCGGCTAGCCCATCTGCCTTGTATTCTTCCGTCTGACTAAGAGGTTGAAATTCTATTTTATAAGACATTTTAGGAAGGTCGCAATTATTATCGTTAAAATATTTTTCAGCTAAATTTTTAAGCTTTTCTTGCGTTGGAGTTTCATCATCCTCAAAATCGTCTGAAAAATCCATCCATTTACTTTTTGCTATATCACCTTCTACATATCTAGATGATTTTACTCCTATTTCGTCAATATATAGAGTTTTTTCAACTTCATTTTCTGTATAAGTAGCATAAGGTTTTATGATATTAATTATTTCTGTATAATCTTCCTCCAAGGTAAACCCGGTTATATTCTTCTTGTACGCTATAAGCACATTATTATCTTTACCTCTTCTAGCAAGTACCTTTATTGTAAAATTATCCCTTAATAATTTAGGTCCATTACCAAACGTATCTATAAGAGAACCTCTCGTACCAGCTATAGCAGATAAACAATCTGTTTTTCTATCCATGTTATAGTTACCAAGCATTTCTATATTACTTTCTATTGTAAATCTACTATCTGCATCAGAACTCTGTAGCATATGTTTACCAGCATTTTCGCATTTTATATTTCTTTCGTTTACATCTTCATTTAAAGAGTTTTTAGCTAGGTCAAATGTAATGTGTTTTGCATATACTGTTACTTGGCCATTTAGAGGTTTTGATATTGTATCTATCCTAAAAAGTTGCCCTTTTAAGCTGTCAGATGCATCAGCTTTTATAAGATTATCTTGTTTTAATGCATAAAAAAAAGAACCATCTGAAGGATATAAAAGTGTTAACTCAAAATCCCCATTTGATTCTTCTTCAACTTGGCAAGATATAGCATCTACTAATAAACCTAATCCATTGCTTTCATACGTTGTAAAACTATTATCATAAATTCTTGGTATCACTATATCACCGCCATTCTATAATCTATTTTTATTTTAGTAAAACTTGCTCCACTTCCTAAGGACCAAGTTATATTATTATTACCTTCTTCTAATATTGGAAAATCACTATACATTTTTTGATTCGCATTTACTGTTTTTCCAAGCGAATTAACAGTAGTTGCATTCATTAAATCACAATCAAGTTGTATATGCCCTTCTAAGGCTTTTAAAATTATTTCTTGATTATTTATATTAATAGTTATATCCCCTGTCGCATACACATCAATAACAGGTTTAGTTTTATATTCATCATTTTTTATTATAGTATTTTTAGTAGTTATTTCTACTGTTTTGCTTTTATTTGAAAATCTATAAGGTTTACATCTAAATTGTGCCTGAAACAATCCAAAATTTTCAATTGCTTCTTCTATGTCGATATCAGAATTGTAAGTCCCTAACAGATAGTAATCCATATCCTCACTTAATTGTATTTTTCTAGTTGTTCCATTAAGAAGAAATTTCTTTGCTCTCCTTGCTAATGCTGGAGTAGTTTCAATCTCATCATGCTCGTTTACTAGCACACAACTTAGTTTTAGTATAAAATCTTCATATCCATTGTCTACTGTTAATGCTCCGTCTCTTCCTTCTATGTCTATAAATTCTAATTTTTTAGAAGGTGCAGAAAGGATATTGCTTTCATACAGCTTTATCCCATAGTCTGTGCTAGGTTTATCATCTAGATATAAAATTATCGGATCTCTATATTCCATAAATTCCATTTCTACACCTCCTTATACTGTTAATACGTTTTTTCTTTTTAAATAGAATGCTAAATCACTTGCTAAAGTTTCTATATCTTTATCATCGTTTATTGTTAAGTTTTCTACATGCAACAAGCTATCAAATTTACTTACTTTATCTTGTCCAGTTGCTTGGTTAGTAGCTATATTCATGCTTGTAGTTAGGTTTTTAGCTGTATTAAGTAAGTTAGTTGTAGCAATATTACCACTCATCACATCAACTACACTGCCTGCTAGTTTATCCGCTTTTGTTAATAAGCTATCTTCTTCGTTATCTATACCAACTCCTATACCTTCTACTATTCCCTTACCTATAATGTCTCGCATGATTTTAGAAGGAGAGTTTATTTTAAATGCAGATTTAAATCCATTTATAATACCACTAGCAAAATTACTTATTTGACTCCTTAACCATCCTGCTGCTCCACTAATTCCACGCCATATGCCTTGCACTATATTCCTTCCTATGCTAAGCATTTGATTTGGTATATTTCTAACTCCATTAACTATATTAGTAGTAAAGTTTCTTGCTGCTTGTGTAGCCTTTTGCCCGAACTGACTTACAAAAGTTACGGCTTTACTTATTGTTTGGCTTAAATAACTCCATACCTTACCTGGTAAACTTTGTATTGTACTTCCTACTTTACTAACAAAATTACTTCCAACCTCTCTAGCTTTATTTATCATCTGTGTTGCCCAGTTAACTACTTTATTATAAGTTTGTGTTAACCAATTATACACAGTAGTGGGTAAATTTTTAATAAAATTAACTACATTATTAACAAAATTTGTACCTGTTTCTATTGCCTTAGATAGCATATTGCTACCCCAGCTAATTACGTTGTTATACGTATTTGTTAACCATGTGCCTATTTTACCTGGAAGCTCACTAAACCATTGGCCTATAGATTCTATCCATTTAGGTATATTAGTAGTAAAATAATTCCATGTATTTACTATCCAAGATGCTATTGTTCCTAATGCAAACCCTAAAGCATATCCAATTCTACTTGGTAGCTCATTAAACCAGTTTCCTATATTGGTTATTAAGTTTGTTCCCCACTCTATAAAGGAATTATATGTGTCACTGCACCATGTTGTTATGCTTTGCCATGTTTCGGATAACTTAGTAGTTATAGTTTCTTTTATACTGTTAAAAGTATCTCCTATAGCATTTAAAGCATTTTGAAAATATGTAGGTATATTTTGAACTGTTTCAACTATGTTATCCCATAAATTAATCCAAAAATTACGGAAACTTTCACAATTATTCCAAAGGTATATAAATCCAGCAACTAATGCTGCTATTGCAGCTATAACCAAAGTTATAGGATTTGCCAACATAAATGCCCATAGGGATTGTAATGCAGGTATTACTGTCCCTGTAATTATAGCTCCTAAACTAGTAAACAGTCCTGATACTCTACCTATTGCACTACTTAATATACTGGATTCAGCCAACAAAGCTTTTAGTTCTATTAAGTTTCCTATCGCACTTGCTAAAGAACCTAATATTAATAATAATGGTCCTATAGAAGCAGCTATTAATCCAATCGTTACTATAGTTGTTTTAACACCGCTATTAAGTCCATTAAACCAAGTTAAAGCGCCTTGTAACACACTTACTAATCCTTTTATCATTGGCAATAATGCTTCACCAATAGATATTGCAGCACCTTCTAAAGCTGATTTTAATGCAGTTATTTGACCATTAAGGTTATCATTCATAACTTCGGCCATTTTTTCAGCACTACCACCACAATTTTCTAGTTGATCTGCATATCCAGCAACTTTATCACTACCTTCATTAAGTAATATACCCATAGCTTTGATTGAGTCTGCTGTAAATGTAGAAGATAAAGCAGCTTGTCTTTCAGACTCACTCATTCCGTTTGTTGCTTTTTCAACTCCTTTGATAATTTCAGTCATATCAAGGAAGTTACCTTTACTGTCAGTAATTTGAACTTTTGTTTTACCTATTTGAATGCATCCATCTTTCATTGCATTACCCATGTCCTTAAATACTGCAGATAATGCTGTACCAGCTGGAGCACCTTTTAGCATTTCATTAGATAAAGCCATTAGCACTGCATTAGTTTGTGTTAAATCTTGACCAAATCCATTAGCATTAACACCGCAGTTACTCATTGCTTCTGTTAATTGGTCTGCTGATGTATTTGCATTGGCTTGTGCATATGCAAATTGGTCTGCTGCCATTCCCGCATCACTTGCTTGCATCCCAAATGCACTTAAAATATCAGTCACCGCGTCGCTGGCATTTGCTAAATCCATACCCGATGCAGCAGCAAGGTTTAATACCCCTGGAAGTGCATCCATTGATTGTTGAGTGTCCCAGCCTGCAAGTGCCATGTCGATTGTGATTATCGTCAAGTTCTTTATCTTGACCTCTGGAGGTTTCCCTCATTTTCATCGGTATGTTATTTCATACCCAGTCTAGAGTACACTTTTACCACTTGTATTCGTTTTTCATAACACAAGGCTTACTGGTAGAGGACACTCTTGGAAAAGTTATATTCTTTTTACTGTCTCAAATAAAAAGTTTCATCTTCCACTCGTTACAATACTTATAGATGTTACTCATATAAGTTATCTCGGTATTAGGACACTACACCCTTTACCGATTTTGCCCTCTCATTCACTATGACCTACTTGTAAGCTTTCGTCATAGTCGCCACAACTTTATTACTAAGTGTATTAGTGTAATAAAATTCTTTTTAGCCTAAAGCATCTGCACATTCTGAGGCGCTGAACTGAGTAGTAGCTCCCATTTCTTTTGCTAAATCAGATAATTGTTGTAATTCACTACCTGTTGCACCAGATAAAGCCTGTACATTACTCATACTACTTTCAAAATCAGCAGCAGTTTTTACCGAAGCAGCCCCAATGCCGACTAATGGTAATGTTACATGTGTGGTTAATGTAGAACCCGCACTTGTAAGCATAGAACCTGCAGCTTGAAACCTACTCCCCATACTTTGCGAACTGTCAGCTAATGTTTGCATTTGTTGTCTAGCTGTAGTATAACTATTAGTCCATCTGCTAGAATCTAGCTCGAGAGATATCCTATAGCTGTACCTAAATTTACACTCATCGGATTTTTCACCTCCCCATCAAATTTATTCAATAAAAAAACAGGGCTTAACCCCTGTTAATATAATTTAATATTTTATTTTATTCAACATAATAACCCCATTCAAGTTTTTCACCTGTTATAGGATGTTTGCCACTTGATTTTCTTTTCCCTTTACAGCATTTTGTAATACTTGAATTATCTATATTATATTTTTGTGTTGCCTCTTTTATATAATTAAATATTTCTCCTGTTGTTATGCAGATAACTTTTTTAGCTTGAGGATGTTTTTCCCCTTTATTAGCTTCGCTTATTTTCTTTTTAGTTTCTTTTGGTAATTTCTTGCCTTTATTTGCTTTACTGAGTTTTTCTTTAACTTCATCACTCCTATGTTTGCCATACATAGGGTTGTTTTTCCCTGCGTATTTACCCTTGCGTGCTTCACTTATTTTCCTTTTGGTCTCATCTGTATGATGCTTGCCATACATAGGATTATTTTCTCCACTTACAGGGCTTGTAGTTTTTCTTATTACTTTTAACTTTTCCGATGTTTTTTTATTTCTAGTTCCATAATTTATATTGTATGAAGCTGAGCAAAATTCTAAATTTTCTACTTTGTTATTTTGTTTGTTTTCATCTTTATGATTAATTTGAGGTAAATTTTTAGGATTTTCTAAAAATGTTTCTGCTACTAGTCTATGTACTTTAAATGTTTTCTTACTCCCATTTGAATAAAGAGTTAATTGTTTATATCCATATTTATCTAAGCCTTGTTTTAATATGTTAGGGCTACTTGAATTTTTATAATTGATACTTTTCACTCTTCCATCTGTACTTACCATATATTTTCCTTCGTACCCTTTTATATTTTTCCAAATTTCTCTCATATAGATAATGACCTCCTTTTAACTTAATTGTATTATTCGACATTTATCTTCTAAAATCCTCCTTTCAATGCTTCTTTTCGAAGGAAATCATTTAGATAATACTTATTTTTATCTTCACTTACTTCATCAAAGAAATGAGGTTTCTTCTTATTTTCCATTTGATTGATTATGTAATAGCAAGCTTCATCAAAACAAAAAGCCACATATTCGTCTTTTATCCTTAAAATTTCACTAGGCAATCTATTGAATTTCAGCGCTTGGTTGATTATTCGCAATACGTTCTTGCTCTTTACGAAAGTTTTTTAATCCTTCAACCCCACTTTGGAAATACATCATTATTGCTGTTTTCATTTCTTGAGTCAGAGTCACATTTATTTCATCCAACTGTTTCATTGTCGGATTTACTAAAGATGCTTTAGCTAAAATATCCATTAATTGCCCTAACTGTATAAAAGCATCTCCGTTATTTTCCAATACTTTACTAGCTAGTTTATTTTTGCCGTTAAATAGCTTAGTTACTTCTGTTAAAAGGGTATTAGGTATTTTACCTTCAACTGCTAAAGCCATCACATCTGGTCTTTTTAGCTCTGCTATAAACTCTGTTCCATCTTCAAATTTTCCTAAATTAACTATATCGGTTTGTTTTACTTTTTTTAACTGTTCTAAACTTGTTACTTGTAAATTTTCCATTATCTATTTCCTTTCATAATAAAAGCCCTCCTAAAGTTAATTAGGAAGGCTAAAATCTATTTGTTATATTTTATTATACAGCAGTTGTCGGTAATGCATCTACTAAAGAAGCTGTATAAGGCGCTGCATTTTTAGCTGGTCTAGATTTTATTACATATTCATTAGTGTAATATTCCCCATCTTTAAACGTAAAAGGTACGCTAGTTCCCTCACAACTTGGATAAGATACTTTTATATATTTTCCAGTATCTCCATCTGTTGATACTTCGCAAGTATATATATTGCATGTAAATTTCTTTTTAGTTGCTTTTGTCCCTATTGCTGGAGGTGTATATGTGAATTTACCACCTTCCCCTGGTGTCAACGTACCACCTTGGAATAACTCCAATAATTCAGGACACATAAGATTATCTGTAAATGTTAAATCGTGTCCTAATAATGTATCTTCTGCTTTTCTATTCGCATATAATACATTTTTTATTTTTAAAGTTTGTTCATCGCCTTCGTCTAGCACTTCTTCTATCCCTACTTCTGAAGCAGTTTCAAATGTATAACTTTTTTCATCTTCTGTAACTATTTCTACACATGCCACATCTGAAAGTGCATGTTGGTTAAGTGTTACCTCTGTTGCCATTATCTCAACCTCCTTTGTACATATCTGTAATACGTAAGCTTAGTATAATAAGCTTTCATATCGTTATCTATTTCAATAGCATATTTATCATAATCTTTTCTTAATTTGCCAAATTTAGTTACTGTATCTTCAACTCGTTTTATATATCCACCAACCTTGGAATACTCGTTAAACGGATAAAATACCCACAACTCTATGCTCTCTTTTTTTAGATTTTTACTTGTTGTATCCTCTATCCCAGCGTTATAAAAAAGTACAAATGGAGTAGTACAAATTTTATCTTGTTGCCCTAAAGAAAATACAGTTAGTCCAGCAGTTTTAAGAAATTTATATAAATCCTTAAACATTAGATCACCTACTTAATAATACAGTTAATCCAGCCATTATTTGTGGACCTACATGTTCGATAGCTGGCATTATAATTGGATAAGGATTTGTACCTGGATGATTAACTTTTTTAACAGGATGACTAGCGCCTTGCCAATACAACCAAGGGCTTCCTGTTATAGTATGCGGTGATGTTCCTTTTTCTAGATATATCCCATAGTCAACTCCATGTGATAGTGCTATTACTATTTTATTGCCTCGCCATTCCCAGTCAGCACTAAGTCTATTTCTAGCATCGTGTGTATGGTCTTTCCATGGTTTATTTTGCCTAGCATAGTTTTGTAGTTTTATTGCACTACTAGAAGCATAAGCACTCATACTAGCTTTAAATCTAGCTGGTTGAGCTGACAAGTTTCCCAAAATTTGACTAGCATCAAAATTAAATCCACTACTCAACGTAACTCACCTCTTGAAGCTTCATATCCATATAAATATCCATTTTATTTATGTTTCCAAGGTCCTTAATTTGATATTTATAGCCTTCTATATAGATGTAATCATCTTTTTGTATGAGCTTAGCAGTCTCATCATAAGCAATTAGAAAATATAAACCTTTATCAGTCTTTACCTCTCCTTTATCTTGCAAGGATATAGAAAGATTACTACCTTCATGATATAAGCCTTCTAGCTCGCATACTAATTCTAATAAGTCTGACTTTTCTCCAAAGTCGTTGGTATAAGCTCGCTTAACTACTGCTCGAGAAGGAAGCTTCTTTATTGCTTTTTTAACTTTTGCTTTAATTTTTTCTTTATTTATCATAAAATTTTACTTCCATTCGGTCTGTATTTTTTAGCAAGTCTTACCCAGTAATCTTTGTTATTAGGTAATGATAATCCACCTGGTAAGGCAATACTATCATCTTCTGCTTTAGCTAGAAGGCATTCATAAGCAGTTTTATTTATATCATTGTCATTTTGCTCTAAATAAAATTGAAGTTGTTCATCAGTAAAAAAGGGAGAATCACTCTCCCTTAGAATTAACTTTAATTTTTCTATGTCAGACATTTAAATCACGTCCTATTTTTTAGATTTAAATTTTGCTAAAACAACCTTAGCTGAATTTGATAAAACCGCAGTATAGTGCTTGTCAGCAGATATATCAGTTTTTCTTGCTAAAGATACTCTATCTGTTTCTACATTTGTGTCTCTTTTTAGATATACAGTTAAAGCAGCAGTATCTTCTTCTGTTTCTGTATCATTATTAAGCTTTATAATTGGATTAAAGTATACTGGAGTAGTTGATTTTAATACATAATCATTTTCTTTTGCATTTGGTAATGTTTCTTGTATTGTTGATAAGTTACTAGTTGTTACTTGTACTGCATTAGATGTTCCACTTTCACAGAAAGAATACCATTCATTTACTAATTTAGCTTTTTTAGTTGCTACAATTCTACAATTAGCTATTTTACCTATTTCTCCATTCATAACTACTTGACCAGTATATTTGTCAGCAGATATAAAGTTACTATCTTTTCTTAATTGTGTAACCTGTTTAGGATTTACAAACATAACTTTTTCTGTATTCAATTCTTCATCAAATACATCTACTGCATCAACTATTCCGTCATAATTTATAGCTCCGTTTGAGCCATCATAAATTAATTGTGCATTAAATAAAACATCTATTGCATCGTTATCTACTTTAGAAGCTATTGATTTTGCTATTTGGTTATTTGTTTCACCTACAGGATTACCATATCCTGATAATACTGCTTCGTCTGTTAGTTCTCAATTTGTTATCCTATAGGCTTTTTATCCTATAGTTCTTATAGTTTCCTATAAGTTCAGCATATATTTTCACCTTCAACTTTACTTGCTAAGGTGTTAACCACTCGTGGGAATATTTTATTCTATACTTTTTTCAATAAAAAAGCATAGGTTCAATTCCTATGCGTTACGGTGACTAAGACTTTTTAACTTCTTAGTTTACCTCGGTATTAACATGTATTTTATTAATATATTCATCAAATTGTTCTTTAGTATTGTTTTTATTTCCATAAATTTTATGAAATTCTTTATGGTGATGTTTACAAAGAGTAATTCCGTTATTTATGTCATGTCTATGTTCTTTATCCCAATGATAACCATTAATATGATGAACACATAAATCCCCACCTCTTTTACCACAAACTTGACAAGTATAATTATCTCTTTCGAGAACTCTTACCCTCCATTCGTGGTCTTCAGGTGTAGCTCTTCCTATTAATCGTTCTTCATCAGTTTTTTCAAATTTCCAATGTGGACTATTTTCTCCTCTTGGTGTTATTTCCCTCATCATATGTTTATATTCTTTTGTATTTTTCCTACCTGTAAAATCTCTATATTGGCACTCTCTACTACAATAGTGTTTTTTATTATCTTCTAATTTGTAATTTTTAATCTTTATTTTTTTTCCACAATAATCACATTTTACAGTTTTTCTTATATATTTAGGATGGTTTTCTGCTACTAAATTTTCACTCATCCATTTACCTCTACATTCATTATTACAGAAGTGCTTTTCGTATTTCATATGACAAGCTTTACGTTCTATTTCTTTTTTACAATAGCTACATTGTACTTTAACTTTTTTCGTTCTAGCTTTTATTTGACATTCTTTAGAACAATATTTTGAAGAACTTCGTTTTGCATTATACTCTTTATTACAACATTGACATATTTTTTTCAACTTAATCACCTCAATAATATTATAACATATTGAGTGCTTAGTCCGTTAATTCAATTTCATAAATAATAAAATATTTAGCCTTTACCGATTTTGGTTAATTTATTACTTCTTTATTTCTAAAGAAGACGGCAGAATTAATTTACCGCTTTCATAGCTTTTTTTACTGTAGCAGTTGTTGAAGTAGTAGTTAGTTTAACTGTTTCTGCTGCAACACCTTCTGCTACATCTACTGCATCTCCTATATCATTTACATTCATACAAGGTCGTTAATCTTGTATCGTTCTCTTATGAACTGCTATATATTACTATATAGATTAGACTATATCATCAACTCCTTGAGTTGCCCTCCATTTCCACCCACTTGGGTGTACGCCTTTCGGCTAGTCGTTGAACGTTATTCATTAAATATAAATTTATCTAATTCCTTGATAATTTTATCATTTCTTAACCACCAATAAGGTATTCTTAATAAAGGAATATTATTATCTTTGCAAAATTTATTTTTTATTTCATCATGTATTTTTACTTTTGGAGTTCGGTATTTAGAAGATTTTTCGCCAAAATGTTGGCTACCATCAAATTCAATTAGCTTTAATTGCCCTTTTATATTAACCATAAAATCGAAAGGTAATTCTAGCACATCTCTACATTCTTTAAATCTATACTGAGGTTTAAAATCTATTTTATTTTCTTCTAAATATTTACTTATAAATAATTCTCCTTTTGACATTATGCATTTAGGACATCTTATATCTCTCATTAAATCTTTTGGTATTACTTCCCATTCATAACCGCATTTATGTCTCACTAATATAGGAGTTTTGTTATTTATATATTCTCCTATTATTTCATATTCTTCAGGATATTTATGATTTATTTGTTCAATAAATTTATTAGTATCTTTAAACCCATGGCATACAGGGCATCCAGCACCTCTTAAAATATTGCCAGGTAACGCACTATATACATGGTTACACTTTTTATTCAATACTTCTATTTTATACTTTACTCCTTTATACTCACTAATAACTTCTATATAGTTAATGTTGTTTTTAGTTAAGTCTTTTTTAAATTGTTCTGTTGTTTTAGTTTTAGATTTAGCTATTCTTTTACCAGCGCATTTAGCACATCTTTGCCCGGCTAATATCTTAGAAGGTGCTTTATACCCTTCGTGTCCGCATTCTTTAAACTTAACTAATATTTTATCTCTGTTTGTCTTGTATTCACCTAAAATTTCTATAGAGTCTCCAAATTTGTCATATACTTCATTTTTAAATTCTTCTGTAGTTTTTCTCTTTGACATATTATCACCTCTATTTATATTTTATCATAAATTTTACAATATATCAATAAATAGGAATTGTTATATATTTAATGAATCTTCGCTGCTGATTGTCCTAAAGTGAGATGAACTCTTTAGGAGTTTCCAGCAATTAAAAGGGTTTGCAATACATATCACTATGTAAAGGCGCATATAGTTTACGCATATTGTGGAACTGTTATAGTATTTCCAGGTTGTCCTACTAATGTAGTATCTATTTTAGCAAATGGTGTAACCACTAATTTTTTTTCTATTTTGGCTGAAATCATATCTGCCATTACTTCTGGATTTATTAAATCTGCAATTTTTGTTGTTGCCATATTATC